AGGGTCGGTTGCCTCTGTCACGCGGGTTTCTTCCGTGCCGAAGGAAAGCGTCCAATTCGCACGAAATCGGCCCGTGTCCACAGGCGACTTCTGCACAACCCGGTTGACGGCTTGCAAGCCCAGGAACACCACGGCGTCGTGCAGGCTGTCCTGTTCCGCCGCCCATTGGCGGTCGATATCCAAGGCAAAGGCCGCCGCGCTCATCGCGCCACCGCATAGAACAGCGAACCCGCGCCGCCGATGTCCTGAACCTCACGCACAGTCATGCCGTTCACTACGTCGTTTTTCCGCGCGCTAGTGAAGCCTTCCAGCAACAGCAACTGGTCCGAAGGGCCTGCCGTGTAGCCGGGGAAAATATCCGCCGCCGTCGCCATGTTGCAGTATACCAGCCGCCCGGTCTGGGTCGTGGTCGTGGTGTCCATGGCCCCGGTCTGTGGGTCATACGAACCCTGCGCCGTGCGGGTCAGGGTTGCCGTGTGGACCGCATCCGTGATCTTGGCGGAAACCTTGGTCAGCGCCTTGGCGGCGATGGCGGAAATCGTGGTCATGCCCGCCGCAACTGGACCTGCCCAGCCCCCGCCGAAAGATAGGGCCGCAGCAGCGTCGCAACCGCCGTATACGACGCCTGCCCCTTGCCGCCCTGATACACCGTCTCGCTTTCGACAGGCCCCGCCTTGACCCTCTCCGAAGCCACAGCGGCGTCAATCGTTGCCAGCGGATCGGCCCCACCCTGGATCAGGTAGGCCATTTCCATCTGGGCGTCCTTGATGGCCTGCGGAATGGTGTCGACATTCACGGGCCAGCCCTGCACCAGATCGCCGATCACGCGGGGAAACTCCCGCGCTTGCGCCTGATACTGGCGATAGCCCAGCGCCCGGCACAGCCACAGCGCGTCAATCGCCACGGCGGCCCGGCGCATGTCCGTTTCCTGCGTGGCATTCAGCATCCAACCCATAGCGGCAGCGCGGGCGGTGTAATCCGCCGCCGTCGCGTAGCTGTCCGACGATGCCCCGCCGATGGTGGTGGTAAGCGCCATGGATCACCCCTGATCTTGACGAAGGGGGCGAGCGAACCCGCCCCCTCTGGTGAAGATCAGCCCAGCAGGATGGCCACGCCGTCCGACTTCCAGACCTTCGCGTCGTAAAGGCAGGTCACGTCAATCATGGCCTTGTTGTAGCCTTTGTAGACCGAAAGCTGGAACACCAGACCCGACACCGGGTCCTGAACGGTCATCACATCTTCCGCCGCGTCGCCGCCCAACGGCTTTGCCAGCGGGCGCATGACCAGTTCCACCGCCGCCTGATGCAGGGCCAGGTTGGCCGTGTAGCTTGCGCCGATGGTGATGGCATTGTTGTCCGGGATGGCCACACGCAGGCCGGGGCCGCCAATCACGATATCGCCCGCCGTGGCGGTCGAACCCGTGTTGATCACATACTTGTTCACGGTGTCTGCCGCGAACGTGATCACATCGCCCGCCTTGTAGCCCGTGGTGTTCACGGTCAGGGTGTCATAGGTCAGCGTGGTCTGACCCAGGGCTTCAGCGCCATTGATCAGGCCCGACGCGCCCGCGCCCGCCGTATGGGACACGATGCCCGCGCTCTCCTTCAACATGAAGCCTTGCAGTTCCAGCAGGGTGCCGCGCCGCAGCATGGTGCTGTCGCCGCTTTCGTTCACCTTTTGCAACTGGGCCAACTGACGCAGGTTCGTGCCTGCCAGCGAATTGACGACCAGTGACAACCGCCCGTCATTCACGGGCATACCGTTGTCAAACAGGATTTGCCGCATTTCCGCGATTTCGTTGAAGTTCGACCCGAACGGCGTGGTGCCAGCGGTGCCGAAAGCCCGCGAAGCGCCCTGATAGGCTTTCGTCGCCACATAGCTTTCGACAGTGTTGACGATGCCGCGCATAGCCTGGGCGATCTGGTCGCCATAGATCGTCTCGTAGCCCGAGCCGTTGTTGACGTGCTTGATATCCTCGCCCGTCCACGGAATGCGAACCGAAGCGATCTGCGAAACAGTCATGGTCTTGTTGTCGATGGTCTGGTCATCGCCTTCCGGGATGGTCATCGACGGGGTGGCGCTGGTGTTGACCGTCGCCGCGCGGGTGAAGTGCGACCGCACCGTGTCACCCTGGGCCGCAGCCTCGGAACCCGCGTTGATGGTCACAGCGGGGATAACCCCAACGGCCTCGCGGCCCACGATATCGGCGGCCTTGTAGATGTCCGCCGCCAGGTTGGTAAGAGTGTTCGGCATGATTGCCTCCTACTATGCGCGGTCAGTCAACGACTTTGCCGCCAGATTTCGAATGTGCCGCGCGGTCGGAATGACTCATTGCATCCCATTGCGCCCGCGTGACGGTGGATTGTCCCGGCTTCCCGCCGCCTTGTCCGGGGGGCTTCCCGCCGCCCCCGACGCCTGCATCCTTCACGAGGTAAGGCATGGCAGTCGCCAGTTCTTTCGCCAGGTCGCCCAGCGTGGCCCCGTGATCAGCACCGCTGCCGATCATCGGCTTGCCGTCCGCAGTCACGACCTTGACAGTTCCGTCATCGTTGAAACGAATGCGCTGCGCCGCGAAGGTGGCCAGCATGTCCAGCCCTTCCGGCACCACGCCCGCCTTGGACAGTTCGGCCTTCAATTCCGCCTGCGCATAGCGCGTCAGGACGCCCATGTATTTCGTTTCGGCGGCGCTAACCTTGTCCGCGCTTTCCTTAGCCATCGCGTCCAACTTGGCCTGCGCTTCCTCGCCGCCCTTGCCGCCCTTGGCAGCCTTGGCTTCCAGTTCCGCAATCTTCGCCGCCAGTTCATCCGGCTTGCCGAACTTGGCATAGGCCCCAGCGTTTTCGCGTTCCCGCAACAGCGCCGTTTTAAGCCCGGTCAAATCCTCGGCGGGCATCAGTTTGGACAGGTCCAGCGTCGTCTTGCCGTCAACGGTGGCGACAACGGGTTTCAGGGCCTCGGGCAAGCCCGAGACGTCGCTCAGTTCGATTTGCATTGGAACAGCTTCCCGCTGCTAGAGGCACGGCTTCCCGCCATGCGTGGAAAGCCCCGCTTGGGGCTATTCAATTATCCCCAGACGACCGCGCCGCAGACTGCGCACCGCAGTTGCTTCTGTCCGGGGGTGATCTTGCCATTCTTGAGCCTGCGGTCGAGCCTGACCTCGATAGTCGCCCGTGATCCGCATGTGCATTCCAGCGGCTCGCCCGCATGGCGCGTGGCGGGCTTGCGCTTTCGGTCAACCACTAGTTTGAGAAAGTCCGTTCCCAAAGGGCCGCTTCCCGCTGCTTCAACTCGTCAAGGGTCAACTCATCCCCACTTCTAGACACGAAGCGGTCAAGCGTCAAACCTTCCCGGAACAACTTAGCCTTGGCCTTGCCCAGGATTTCCTCTTGATAGCTGGCAGGCTTGCCGCGCAGCCACTTGTCATAATTCGTATCTTCTGCCACTTGGCCATCCATCGAGGCGCGGGTAGACGGCGGCAAATCCTTGCCCGACATGCCCAGATCCCGCAACGATTTCAGCACAGGCACAGTCGAGGATCGGCAGTTAGGATGCGCTGGGGGCCGGGGGCCGCTGTCCACCGGATAGGTCTGCCCGTCTCTGCCCCGGCAAACCGCACTGGTCCTGCCGTCCAGGGTGCTGACCCATTGCACCGCCTTGATGAACTTCGAGTTAGCCCGGTAAACCTCCGACCGCGCCACATTGGCCGTATGCTGTATAGCCGTCCGAACCGTCACCTCTGCCGCGCGGCGGTTCACCTCAAGGATGCCATCCTTGAAGCCCTGCGCCCGCGTTCCCCGCACTTCCCGCACGATCTGGTCAACCGTGCGCCCCTCCACAAAGCCCGCGCGGATGGTGTTGCGCAGCCGGGCAAAGCTGGCCTCGGGTAGTTCGGTAAACCAGTCTTTCAGCAAGCGCCCCTGAAATGGCCGGGCGTTGGCGACCGCGATGATCTGGTAGGGCGATGGGGCAACCCATTCAAGCCGCACCGGAACCGTGGCGCGCAACATGCGGCCCTGAAACTCTGCCTCGTATTCCGCAAGCGCGTCCAGATCGGCCTTGAGTGCCCCTGTCGCCTCGGTGTGCAGGCCCTGCACGATCTGCCGAATATCCTCCAACAAGGCTTCCATCCGCGCCTGCGATATGTCCGAACCGCCCGCCGCGATACGCTCCACAACCCGCGCGTCCGAACGGTTCAGAAGCGCGATAATCTTGCGCACCGTGGCGTTGCTGACCCGCTGAATGCCAACCCCGTGGCCTGTCAGGGCGTCAAGAATGGCGGTATTGACGTTCATTGCGGCGGTTCAGGCATCAGGCTTTCGGCATTGGCCCCGATGCGGTCGATTTCCTCATCCACATCGGTATCCGGCGGGATCACCCCGCGCCTCGCCAGTTCGGCAATGAAGGTTTCGCGCGACAGGTTGGCTGTGTTGACTGCCGATAGCATGGCCGTCATGTCCTGGGCCGACATCATGTTTACGCCGAATTCCTTGTTGACGTTCACCTCAACCGCCGTGCTGACCCCGCCATATTCGGCCATCCAGCCCAGCGCGACCTCAAGCGTGTTTTTCAACTCATCCGCCGTCATGGCCAGGGTTGAAGTCTCCTTGGCCGCGTCCAGCGCCTCGCCCGTCGCCGATTGAGCGCCCGGCTTGGCGACAAGAAGCTGCAAGCCGTGGGTTTCCATCTGAAACTCAAGGTCTTTCAGGTCTTGCCGCCCAGCCCCGATGGCTTGGCCCGAATGCTCAACCCATTGCAGCGTGGCCGCCGGGTCGCTGGAAATAACCGCCGTGCTGGCACTGAACGTCAGCGCGCCATCCTCTTGCGACCGCCCCGCCGCGAACAGCACAGGCACCCGCGCGAAGTGCAGGATTTGCCGCTGGTCCGATTGGCTTTGCCAGTGCGCAATGTTCACATCGGCCAGATCGTCAAGCAAAGGATCGCCCGTAAAGAACCCCGTGCGGTTGGCATAGAACGGAATGACCGTGATTTCGGCAAGGCCTGTAAAGCCCGGCTCGCCCCACAGCGCCCAATCCTCCGAATTGCCCGCCTTAACCTTGCGATAGATGCGGACCTGCACCCCGCTTTCGGTGCGGTCCAGAACGCGAACCTGCTGCGTCTCGACCTGCTTGAACTCGTCCTTGGGATCATCCTCGTAAACGCATTCCATGAGGCGCAACTGCGTCAGGACCGGGGCACTGTTCACCAGTGCCGATTTCCAACCCAGAACGTCAGTCGACCGGACATGCACCAGATAGGGCCGCAGGGCCTGCGCCTGCGCCACGGTGACGGTTCCCGCTCGCGGCGGGGCGTCGGCCATGATGTAACTGATGCCCGCCGCCAGGCCATCCTCAAACACGTTGCGGGCGAACGTGGACAGGTCATTGCCCGCGTTGTCGATATTGGCCGCCCATTCGGCCATGCGGGCGTCCGCGCTCACGATCTCGACGGGCCTGTCGAAAACCCGCCCGGCCATGTCGCGCACGGTCTTGCGGAAGCCGTTGAACAGCCATGTTTGCGCAAGCCGCGCCTCGTAGGCTTCCTCGCTTTCGGCGGGAAACTTGGGCAGATAGACCTTGCCCGCCGCCCGCATTCCGTCCGTTCCGGCCATGAGGGCGCGGGCCTTTGCTGCCCGGTCAACCTGCGCCCGGCTTTCCGCCGAATATGTGGCAACGGTTGACTTCATAGGCGCAACTCGCGTGAGGTAAATTGGGGCTTCACCACGGGCATGGTCCAGTGGACGAAATAGCCCGCCGCGTCATTCTGGTGGTCATGGCCGCTCGTCTTGTCCGGCTCGCCATTCTTATCGTAAGCCTGCTGCTCCTGCGCCTCTGCAAAGCGCGGCGCGGCCTTGTCATTCACCCACAGGTGGCCCTTGGCATAGGCCGTGTTCACGCTCAGAATGCGGTCCTTGACGGGCGGGTTGGCATCCTTGGCGCGCACGTGAAACCCGGCGGCGCGCAACAGCGAAAGGTCCGAGACGCTGGCATTGACCGTTTTGTGCGACCCGCCACTTGCGTCTGGGTAGATGTAGATGGCCCTGCCCGCGTATTTGCTCTTGAGCGTTTCGATCAGGCTTGGGGTGTCCAAGATGCCCGTCAATTCACCCACCACATGCCAGTGATCC